CTTATATTTCTATTGTACTCAATGAAAACATAATTAACGATAATGTCTTTATTTACAGGGGTTTTTTAGATGCAAATCTAGCTTTGATAGCAGACCCTTTTCTTTTGTTTTACGGAACAGTAGATGAATTTAAAATTACGGACAATACAAGCACTGCCACCTTGAGTCTAAATGTTACATCACATTGGGGGAACTTTTCAAAGAAAAGCGGTAGAACAACATCTGATAATTCACAAAAAAGGTTTTTCGCTAGTGATTTAGGAATGGAATATTCAGCACTAAATTTAGTAGACATAAAGTGGGGTAGAGAATGAGTAGCGTACATTTATATCAAGCAGAAAAAAAAGATTTTGATATGATTTATGAAATGCTCATGGAGTTCAAAGAGGGTGAACTATTTGATAAAAAACTTCCAGAAGTTGACAAGCCAAAAGTAACATTATTCATCAACACAATTTTAGAAAAGGGAAAGATTATTTTTGCTAAAGACTTAGATTCAGAAGAACTAATGGGGTTATGTATGTTCCATAAGGCTGAATATTGGTTTAGCAAAGAGAAGATAATGAATATCCATGTTCTTTATGTCAGAAAGCAATATAGAACGTATAACTTAGTAAAAGTTATTGTTGATTCTGTTAAAAATGTATCGGAAGGTTTGCCAATATTATTATCAATAAGCACAGGGATACACAAAGACCCAGTTTTTGAAAGACTAGGATTTGAAAACATGGGCAGTAATTGGAGAATGTTTTAAATGTGTGGTTTCGTACAAGACATTGTAGATTTTGTTGAAGATGTAGGCGATTTTGTCGGTGATGTAGTAACAGGTGTAGTTGACGTTGTTGAAGACGTTGTTGTGGGGGTCGTTGATGTAGTCGTAGACGTAGTAGATGAGGTTATTAGTTGGGTAGCACCCCAACCAGAAATACCAGAGTTTACAGAGGAGTTTGAAGAACAAGTAGCAAGAGGAATATTAGTTAATAAATTTACTGCTAATTCTAGTATTCCTGTAGTTTATGGAACACGAAAAGTCGGTGGTAATGTTGTCTTTGTCGAAACATCAGGCACAGATAATCAATATCTATATATGGCGGTGGTTCTAAGTGAAGGGGAAATAAACAGCGTTGAAACACTTTTTGTAAATAATCATCAAGTTACGCTATCGGGTTCACTCACCGATGGCACACAGAGAACTGTCACAAGTGCGGATGCTAATTTCTTTGATACTGAAAACACTAACAGTTTGATTACAGTACAGGCACATTTAGGCACAGACACACAAACATCTTCATCACTATTAGGAGAAGTAAGTTCATGGACATCAAACCATAGATTACAGGGTTTAGCCTATCTAGCTTTACGATTTGAATGGAACGCAGAAAAATTTGGGTCATTGCCAAGAGTGCAAGCAACTATAAAAGGTCGTAAAGTTTACAACCCAAACTTAGATAGCACAGTAACAGGAGGTAGCGGTAGCCATAGAGCAGACACAAGCACAACATGGGAATATTCCGACAATCCTATCTTGCAACTCTTAGACTATCTCAGAAACGATAGATTCGGCATGGGAATAACAAACAGCTATTTTGATAGTAATTTTGCGGATTGGCAAACCGCCACCGATGTTTGTGATGCTGATATAACCCCTTTTACTGGTGCAAGTGCTATTGACCTTTTAGATAGTCATATCGTGGTGGATACATCCAGAAAAGCTATAAACAACGTGAAAGAATTTGTAAAAGGTTCACGCTCTTATCTTAACTTTTCTAGTGGTAAATATAATATCCTAGTAGAAAGCACAGGTTCAGCATCAATCACACTTACAGAAGACAACATAATAGGTGGTATAAGTATTCAAAGCAAAAACAAGAACTCTCGATATAACAGGGTTATTGTAACCTTTATAAACCCAGATAAAAACTTTCAGACCGACACAGTACAGTTTCCACCAGTAGATGAAACAGGTTTAGACTCCGCAGACCAACACGCAACCATGAAAACAGAAGATGGTGAATTGCTTTTAGAAGGTCGCTTTGATTATACAATGCTTACAAATGCCCACCAAGCACAGGAAATGGCAGAAATAATTCTTAGGCGGTCACGATCAAGTCTAGATATATCGCTCAGAGCCGATGGAACAGCTTTAGATTTAGCAGTAGGGGATATTGTAAACGTAACCCATGCAACCCCTGCCTTTTCCGCAAAACCCTTTAGAGTACAAAGAATATCGGTAAATGCAGACCATACAGTAAGTATTCAATGTTCAGAGCATCAAGATAGCTTTTATACATTCGGTACACAACAATCACTGCCAACAATACCAGACACCACACTACCAAACCCCTTTAGCGTTCAAGCACCAACTATTTCTGTCACAGATGAATTGAGGTCAAGAAACGAAGAAGCTATAGCGGTTTTATTGGTTAATGTTACAGCCACAGATTCATTTATCACTGATTTTGAAGTACAAGCCAAAAAATCCACAGATTCGGTTTTTATCAACTTAGGTCGGGGTAGTTCATCGCAGTTTGAGCTAGTAAATGTTGAAGATGATGTTGTTTATGATGTTCGGGCAAGGTCAGTAAGTTCAGTAAGTCGGTCAGTATTTGTAAGCACCACACACCAAGTTGTAGGTAAAACACAACCCCCTCAAGACGTAACGAATTTTAGTGTGAATATAATAGGCACAGAAGCACATTTAGGATGGACACCAGTTACAGATTTAGACCTGTCACACTACCGAATAAGACACGCAAAAGAAACAAGCGGTGCAACCTACGCTAATTCAATAGACATAGCCGACAAGGTTTCAAGACCTGCTAATACTGTGATTGTACCTGCAATGACAGGAACATATTTTATTAAGGCGGTGGATAAAGTCGGTAACAGTTCCGAAAATGCTGTTTCTACAGTTGCTATTATCGAAAGCATCAAGGGATTAAACTTGGTTACAACATCAACCCAAAGTCCTAATTTTACTGGTTCACGAACAAATATGGCGGTAGTGGACAACAAATTACAACTTGGAACAGCTAATAATTTTGACGATGTGGCAGGTAATTTTGACGATGCAGGGGGGTTGTTTGATGGTGGTGCAGGAAATGTTGCAAGTTCTGGCACATATGAATTTGATACGCATATAGACTTGGGTGCTGTCTATACCAGTAGAGTTACAGCAAATATGAATGTGGCACGAATAAGTTTTGTTAATTTGTTTGATGATGCTTCTGGTAATTTTGATGATCGTTCTGGTTTATTTGATGGTGACCCTCAAGAGTTTGACGATACAAACACCGAATTATTAGTAGCTACAACAGAAAATGACCCAAGCGGTTCACCCACATACACAGACTTTAGAAAGTTCTTTGTGGGAGATTACAAGGCAAGAGCATTTAAATTTAAGCTTCAAATGACAAGCACAAAAGGCACAGCGACACAGCAAGTTTCAGCGTTGTCGGTTACTGTGGATATGCCAGACAGAGTTGTGGCAGAAGCCGATGTTGTTAGCGGTACAAGTACAAGCGGAAAAGCTATTACATTTAGTCCTGCATTTAAATCATTACAAGGTGTAGGAATTTCAGCACAGAACTTGGCTAGTGGAGATTTCTATGCTATAACAAATAAAAGTGAAACAGGGTTTACAATAGAGTTTTTTAATAGTTCCAGTGCAACAGTAAGCAGAACGTTTGATTATGTTGCTCGAGGATTTGGAGAAATAGCAAGTTAGAGGTAACAAATGTCGCAAAATGATTTATCAATAGCAAATCAAGGGTTTGCATCGTTTCGGTCAGATTTAAACTCAGCTTTACAAGCATTAGGGTCAACAAACTCTGGAACGTCAGCACCTTCAACCACATACGCTAATCAGTTATTTTACGACACCACAAACAACATTCTTAAAATAAGAAATGAAGATAATGACGCTTTTATTTCTCTTTTCACTCTTGACCAATCAAATGACAACATAGAATCACTTACAGTTAACGGAGTCTTAACGTCTGATTCTCTACAAGTAGATAATTTAAATTTAAACGGCACTACATTTAGTGCTTCTGGTGATTTAACTGTTGATTGCAGTCAAGATATTATACTTGATTCGGATACTGGTGCTTGGCGATTTAAGGATGCAGGTACGGCGGTGCTTACAATATCTAGAGATAGTAACACATCTGTTATTATTTCCAACGCTATATCAGACTCTGATTTAAGTTTTAAGGGCATTGATGATAGCTCTACTATAGAAGCCATGCGTATTGATTTTTCAGCGGGTGGAGCTGTCGGTATTGGAACGTCAAGTCCTACTGGCATACATAGTCAGGCAAAAGTGTTGGAACTCTCAGGGGGAGATGGTGGTGATTTAATTATTGGAAATAATTCATCTTCCAATACATCTTCTGGTCAACACATTGGTGCAATAGCGTTTAAAAATATTGATACTAGCCTTGGTACAGCACCCCATTACGCAGGAATAAGATGTGAAGCTACTGATTCTTCTGGAAACATGGACTTACGTTTTTACACTGGTACTGCAAATTTAGAGTCAGATAGTCCTCAAGTAACAATCAACGATAGTGGTAAAGTCGGTATTGCAACAGGGTCGCTTGGCATTGCAATATCTGAGGCACTTACTATAGCAGGTGCTGGAACTTCAACAAGTCAAGCTAGGATTAAATTTTCTAAAGCTGATAGTTGTTCAACTGGAAATGACTTTGCAAGAATTATATTTAACAACTCAGCAAATACAGATTTAGCTAGCATTGGTTGTGTCAGTATGAATGGAAACACTGAATCGGGTCTAGCGTTCAATGCTGGTGGTGGAAATACAGAACGTATTAGAATTGATAACAGCGGAAATTTAATTATAGGAGCAACTGGAGCATTTACGTCTGGAAGTAGTAACACAGGTGGTAGTGGAACATTGATGATTGCAAGAGATGCCGAAAGATGTCTTATAATGAAAAGGTCAAGTGGAAATGGTGAAGTTGTTAATTTCTTGCGTGGTGGAACTACTAATCCAGTTGGTACGATTTCCATCACAACAAGTTCAACGTCATACAACACATCATCAGACTATAGACTCAAAGAAAACGTTGTCACAGATTGGGATGCAACGGCAAGACTAAAACAACTAAAACCATCAAGATTTAATTTTAAGACAGATAAGGACACTACAGTAGATGGGTTCTTAGCACATGAAGTAGAATCAATAGTGCCAGAAGCGATAACAGGAATAAAAGACGCAGTTGATAAGGATGGTAATTTGGAAGCACAGCAAATAGACCTAAGTAAACTTGTTCCACTGCTTGTAAAAACAGTGCAAGAATTAGAATCACGAATAGCTACTTTAGAAGCAAAATAAAGGAGGATAGACGATGGCAGTAACATGGAAAATAGTAAATACTGATTATGTTGTAAAAGGTGAAAAGGGTACAAATCAAATACATCAATTACATTGGCATTGTAGCGACACAGAAACAGTAGATGGTATAACACATAATGGTCTAATGTATGGTAGCGTTGGATGCCCAGACCCCACAGGAAAATTTATTGAATATGAAAAAGTAACAGAAGAAAACTGTATAACATGGGCGAAAGCTTTACTAGGTTCTGAAGAAGTGGCAAGAATAGAAACAGCGGTTGCAAACCAAATCGCAGAGAGCAAAACACCGAAAACTGGCAGTGGACAGCCGTGGAGCAGTTAAAATGAGCAATGTTATAAATATAGATGGGAAAGAGTACTCTATAGATAATCTTAAAAATGACCAAAAAGTATTGATAGATCAAATTACTTTATGCCAAAATAAAATAAATGAACTAAGTGCATTGGTTAGACAAATAGACATTTATCAAATAGCAAAAAACGATTATGTGCAAAAACTTTCTACATCTCTACAAACGGATGAAACACTAAAAAACATAGAGGACTCAGAAGCGAATTAATGACCAAAGCAGATATCAACGCAATACTAATGGAACTAAGCGTCTTAAAAAACGATATGTACCATTTTCGACAGGACATGGAACGTAGGGTTTCACGACTAGAAAGAATTGTCATTTCAATAACCGCCTTTTATGTATTGAGTTCATTTGGGGTTATCTTCAACACAATAGTGCTATAAATTGGATACAGGGGGGTTAGTAAATGTTTGACCCCATTAGTATTAGTGCAAGCTTAACAGTTGCCAGTACCGCATTTAATGGCTTAAAAAGGGCATTTCATGCAGGTCGAGAGCTTGAGTCTATGTCGCAAGACCTATCAAGGTGGATGGGTGCAGTTTCGGATATAGATAATGCACACAAGTCAGCTAAAAACCCTTCATTACTAAAAAAGGTTATGAATGGCAAAAGTAT